GGCATGACTATGCTGGTAAGTCCAGACTACAACCTTCGGGTTATGTCTTATGTTATTTATCAGTCTGCGGTGAACGATAGTTCAACGTCTATTGACGCGCAAACCTAAAGCCCTTGGTGCTATATATAGCGAGGGTAATCCCATTGAAAAACCTTCTATATAAGATTTATCAATGAATTCCCAGGTCTCCGAATCCGGATCTTCCGGATCGTAGAAGCCTGTATCAAATGTGGTAATTTGATTAGTATCAAAGAACCACATGGGTTGATGATTCGAGATGGCTCTAGCTATCTCATCATTCGAAAGATCGAGTGGTTGCGAATACGCATCGAGCTCGTCTTCCATCTTCGGCCAAACTACATATTTGTAAGTTTGGACGAAAGGCCTTGTCTGGAATATCACAGGTTGTGATGATTCCATCAAAAGTGCTTGGAAAAGGTTTCCTCTAGTTACCCTCTCGGCATACTCGTCGATAGACAAGTAGCCAGAGTCTGCGGCTAACGCCAAAGTTTTTCTAGCGTTCCAATTAGGGTCTGGGAACTTCTGTTGGAGTTCCTTCCACCCGATAGCGTCCACTGAGGATGGATAGTCTCTCAGTTGACTTGCGATAACCTCGCGGTACTCAAATATTTTTGAGACGCCGCGGGCGGCCATATTAGAGTTGAGACTACGGAATACCTTAATCTCATCACTAACATCTAAGCCCAGGTGTAATTTATTAATTAACGCCCTGGTCGGAGCGGGTGAGTCTAAATAATGCTGTCGCATTTGAGACTTAAAGCCTAAGCCAAATCCGCCTACCTCGTGAGGCAGGCACATTGCGGCGAAAGCTCTAGGATTCACTGCCCTAGAGGGCAGGAGTGGTCCCATCCTTAACACAAAAAGAGCTTGAATAGAGATCTTTTTGCTTTCCGTATAGAAACGGTTATCTTTCGGTAACCATTCTAGCGTGCCACCAAGCTGTCGCGATTTACCAATCGCCACATTCTTGTTATCTTTCTCGATCATAGTCGATAGACCACGTTCGAGTAATCTGACTTTCACCGAGTCCACGATAATGGACTTGGAGTAGTCTTCCTTATGGAACGGCTGTTTGTAACAGAGATTGTTGAGATTCAACACCCTTTCGGTATACCGAACCGCTACCCTAGAGTAACCATGTTGGCCAGCACTAATGTGTGATCCAGCAAGGAAATGATTTTGTGTGATTCTGTCTAGGTACCTATCGGGACCGTAGGCAAGGTGATCATCACCACCTATATGCAGGTAGCGCCAGTCCATATTTGGAGCTGGGTCACCTGTTAGAAGAAGATCTTCTCTTCTGGTGTACTGCAAGAACGAGAGTTCTTCAATCGCCAGGTTTAGGAGAGTTAAGGATGGCTTAGCTATCGCTTCGCCCATCATGATCCCGACTTTAGACACGATAGTAGTCTGATCGGAAAACATGACGTATCTTGGGCCGATAAGTCCAAGTACTAAGTTAACATAGTCGGGCCGGAACGATAGTTCAGCCCCACTAATAAATGCTCTGAGAATTGACTGTGTCAACTTCCATTGTTGAGCGTTAGTAGCGTCCTTTAGGTCGCTACTAAGCACTGAAAATCCAGGGGGAAGAGAAATATCTCCTCTCTGCCTACAGAGGCCCTTTACGGCTTCCCAGGCCTGATCTTGTCTGTGAAAACTAGAGAAGACCGCTGGATGGAACTTCATTGCCTCTATCAATAGATGAGACAATGGTGACATTAACAAATTCAGGTAATAATCTGAAAGAGTAACGTGACGAGCCTTGTTTCCCATCTCTGGTGCAACAGTGGCCCTTAATACTATGTTAGGCGTGAGCTCTCGCCACGCGACATACATTAACTGGCGGCCGAGGGCGCTATCGAGCCCTACGAACCTACCAGGCTGCTCTTTTATTAAAGAGTATTCCTCCATGAAGAACTTGTCGGTAGACAGTGGTTCATCACGGAACAGAGTTTTCCACAAGGGTATCCCTTTGATGTGATTAGCCTGGCCGAACGGAGTATTCTCTACTCGGTCTTCAGTCGGCACTTCCAACAGTATCCTGTCGAGTGCTTCCCTAACTGCGGATGCCTGCCCACCGGCAGACATCGCGTGTTCAAGCTCCCCGGATGAGGTCACAGATATGTGAGTACATCCAGGATCCAAGGACGGTCTAATGGATTTACAAATCCCACCGATCCTTCTCGCCGCCTGGGAGAGTTTCATTATAAACTCGTCAGTCGGTTCGAAATCTGATTGGAGAACTTCTTTGAATTTCTCACGAGATTTTAACTCGGTCTTCAGACCCATATATGGCATCTGGCGACTAGAAACTAGATGAGAGAGGTGTTGCAATTGCACATGGGTCGGTAGATCCGCCTCAATCATATCCTTTATATATTTCAACTTCGATAGACGTTTAAATATATTACACTTGGACGGCCGTGCTAGCGCACCGATCGTCTGCGTTTTCGCGACAGTGTGAAAGAGGTGGTTTCCCCACTCTTTCCAGTAGTCGACTAACAACGGTAGGTCATAAGAACCAACCGCGAATATCTTCCGGACAACGAACCTTATTAGCTTCATGTCATCGGAATTATAGATGAATATTCGTTCATCTGCTAACCATAGGGAATCGACGAATCCAGATATGAATTCTTCGATCCTCCCGTATTGTATTTTCGGTCGTGACACGATAACACGCGATAGCCTGTTACCAAGTCCAATAGACCTAGTCAGTACTTTAAATAAACCTTGCTGTTGCAGGTCAGTAAAGTACTTCCCACTTTTCCTCTCCCATATTTGGGTTTGAATTGTTCTGCCCTTGTGGTGCTCCGATAAGAGTGATCCACTGGGTAATAAATAGTATAAACGCGATAGCGCTTGTCCTATATCAGGGTTCCCAAGGACCGGCAATAGCCGGTGCCATGGAGAACTTTTCCCGGACCTACCAACACAGTCTCGAATAGATTGTGCTTGGGATAGGGTTCCTTCGAAAGTCATGCTTTGA